CGCAGAGGGCTCGAAGTAACCCTCAATCGGAGCAACTGATCCATGGCCGTTTCCAACGCCACCGTCTACAGCGTCCAAACTCTTCGCGCGGACTTCGCGCAATCCGTGCAGCTGGCCGAGGTGCTTTTCACCATCGCCACCACGGAGACTTACGCGCAGGCCAACAACGCCATCCTGAGCGGCGTGCCCACGCTGATTCAGAACAGCCGCCGCAACGGAAAGACCGTCACGATGGTCGGCGTCTGCACTTCTCAGGCAGCGAGCAAGCAAAGCAACCCCGCATCGATTCTCGGCATGAAGACCGTAGCCATCAGCTCGTCCGACGTGACGTTCGAGGTGACGGATGGTGACTTCACGACCGAGTACGCAGATGCCACCGCGATGACCGCGCAGGCTCGCCCGTTCGGGCTCCTGGTCGCGTTCACCGAAGCCTGATCCCGGAGCGGCGCTTCATGGCGCCGCGTCCGATCTCCAATCGGCTCGTCGGGCCGTCATCCGACGTAGGAGAACATGTCCGAACAGAACCCGGGCGCACCCGCGCCCACAGGCGGAGAACCGCCCAAGCCCATCGAGGCCCCGCCGAAACCAGCAGAAATCTCGATGACCAATGAGGCGTTCAACCGGCGCCTTGCCGAAGAGCGCGCGTCTCACGAGAAGACGTTGCTCAAGAACCTGGGAACCGAGACGTTCGACGCTGCCAAAGCGCGAATCGACGCGGCGACCAAGCTCGAGCAGTCGGCTCTCTCCGAGACCGAGAAGCTCAACCTGCGCATCAAAGAACTGGAACCTTTCCAGGCGAGCGCAGAGCGAATCGGCGCACGCTTCAAGGCTCAGGTCGAGGCCGAGTTCACTAAGCTCCCGGCCGCTGCCCAGGCCGCGATCGATGAGCACGCGAAGGGCGACGCCGAGAAGCGCTTCGATCTGATCGATCTGATGCGCAAATCGGGAGCACTCGACGCTTTTACAAAGAGCTCCGAGCCGCCAAAGCCGCCGCCACTCAGCAACGGCGGTCCGCCTCCTGCGCCGCCTCCGAGCGGAGCGCAGACGGCATTTCAAAAGTTCGAATCCATGAAGGCGTCGTCGCCGCTCATGGCCGACATCTTCTACCAATCGAACTCTCGCGAGATCGAACGCACGCGACCCGCTGCTTAGGCGCATTCGCCTGAGGCCGGGGATGCACTGACTACACGCCCGATGGCGGGCGCCAAGGACAACCCATGACCGCAATTACCCGAAGTTCTCTGCCGCAAAACTTCCTCGACAGCGCCTCCCCCGGCATGCGGCTGCCGACTCCCGAGCCCCAATACTTCTTCGCGAAGATGGCGCTCGGAAACCGCCTGAGCCTCGCGGCGATGAACGCCGGGATGCAGACGGCTCAGCAATTCGTGACGATCGCCGGTGGCGGACAGGTGCTGCCCCCGCTGCTCGACGAAATGGCGCGCGCGGTCGACGCCTACCCGGGCGCCGTCCAGGCCGTCGATGAGTTCGGCAAGGACATGGGCGACACCGTCAAGTTCTGGCGCGACGTCTACGAAGGCGGTCTCTACACCGAAGCAGGTCGCCTGCTTGCGGAAGAGACGGTCATCTCCACGACCGGTCAAGCGGTGAAGGCGGAAGAGGTCCCGGTGGTGCTCAAGGAGTACTACGGCCCCTCGAACGCCGCCGGTACCGCGATCGCGCCCTATGCGATCAAGAGCTTCGATGCGAAGTATCGCCGGAACAAGGAGCAGCTGGCCTCAAAGACCACGCGCTACCTCGCTCGAGACTACATCAAGTGGCTCGACTCGGTGATCCGTGACTGCTTCCGCCGTAACGGTGCAAGCGGGAACACCAACGTGACGTTCCCTGATGGCGTGGCGAACGCTGCTGCCTTCGTCGCGAACGGCACGGCGAACGCGTCGCTCCAGCAGATCATGAACGCTCGGAAGGCGCTCTCCGATCGTGAGTGGGCGAAGTTCGGAAACGGGCGCTACATGTGCCTCGTCCCGACGTCGTTCAACACTCAGATGATCGGCGACGTCGACTACCGCGAGCTCTCGAAGCTCCACGGGGACGGCCGGAACCAGCTCTACGGCTACATCGGCTCCGTCCAGGATGTCGACTTCTTCGAGTGCTCGACGCTCGCGACCTACGCGACCAGCGGCGCGACGGACACCGCGGTCAACGGCTCAACGGTGGCCGCCAGCGTGACGGTCAACGAAGCGCTGCTCTTTGGTCCTGGCGTGGTCGGGTTCGGCACCGCTTCGAACGAGCAGAGCGGCTCGATCGGTCCCGAGGTGCGGTTCGCGGATGACACGAACTACGGCACGCTCGCCAAGCTCATCTGGTACGCGCTCCACGCTTTCCAGACTCTCGATGTCCGCGGTTGCCAGCGCATCTTCTGGCAGACCTGAGCGGTCCTGACGGAAACCCCATAACCCGAAAGGACAGCCCAGATGGCTAGTAGCACACCGAACAAGGTTCTCGCGGCACGCGCGGCAGCGATTCTCACCACGGGTGAGGTCGCCGGCACGCGTCTGGATCTCAACGAGGCATTCGACTCTCAGGTGACGGTCCAGTTGGACTTCACCAAGGGCAGCCTCACGAACGGCATCTTCCGTGCTTACGTGTCGATCGACGGCACCACGTACTACCTCCTTCAAACCGAAGGCGGAACGGACTGCGCATACACGTACACGGCGGACACCGCGCGAGCGATTGCCTTCCGTTGTCACGGCTGGAAGTACTTCCGCGTGACCGTGCAGGGAACCGGCACCGTGACGAGCTCGAGCGCCACGGTGAGTTACCGTTACCTGCGTCGCGGCAGCCAGATGTGATGACCGGGGAGACCCGGCATGACCGACATCAGCGACGCAGAGAAGGAAAGCCTTCGCTTTCACCTCGGCTACGGGAACCTCGACTACGGCGCGTTTCCCTACACCCCGGACGGCTTCAAAGAGCTGTTCGAGCAGGTCATCCAACCGAACATCACCGGTGGAACTGACACGAGCGCCACAACGGCGGTGACCGCTGGCTCAACGGCAACGGTCACCCCGCTGTCGATGACCGACATCACCGCCAATGCTCGGCTGGTGGTGGACGTGGGCGACGACATGGAGATCGTGACCGTGCGAGCGGTGACGGTCTCCACGTTTTCGGCGAAGTTCGCCAAGGCTCACCCGAGCACCGGTTACCCGATCTCGACGCTCAGCGGCCAATCCCGGCTCCGAATTCTGCTCGCTCAGGCTGACACGGCTTGGCAGGCGGCGAACGGAGCGAGCTTGGGAGCGGCCGCCGGACTCAAGAGCGTCGACAAGGGTGACGTCGAGTGGTTCGAAGGCTTTCAAGTCCTGAAGGACCGCATCTCTCACTACAAGTCGATCGTGATGAGCATCTCTTCGCTGGTGCGGGTTCTCCCGCGCTGGGCTGACGAGTGCTCCGGATCGCAGTTGCTTGAGGCCTACTGATGGCGCCCATTGAACAGCTCCTCAGCGAAACGTCGCCATCCAGCAACACCACGACGGCGGGCACCCAGGAAGCAATCGGCCTCGATCGCTACGACTGGTTCATGCTGGACGCCACGCTCACGCAGGCGACCGGCGGGACACTGGATGTCTACGTCCAGCGCTGGTGTTCGAAGCTCGCGGAGTGGCGCGACTGGATCGCGTTCCCGCAGTTGGCGGCCGGGTCCACCGTGTTCCGGTACACCGTGATGACTGGTTCCGGCACGTCGATCACTGTCGTTGGCCAAGGCACAAGCCCCACGCTTGCGGCGAACACCTTCATCGGTGGTCACCCGGGCAGCAAGGTCCGGATGTGCTTCAAGGCAGGTGCCTCGACGTCCGCTGGCGCAGTCCAAAAGGTTTGCGTGACCGGTTGGAAGAGTCGGTCTTGAGCCTTGTCTCTCGCCGACGATCTCAAGCCACTCCTCTTTGAGGCGCGGAGCATCGCCGGAACCCTCGGCCTCCGCCCCCATTCGGTCTCCATCGTCATCGCCTCCACCTCCGGGACCTACACGGGCGACGGCACCCGTACCGAGACAGAAACCGCCATCACCGAGGCCAGCAATCAACCTCCAAAGGTGCGCTGGCTGAAGGATGAGGAGCTGGCGCTGGGCAACCTCTCCGCCGGCACCATCGAGGTTGGCCCGATCACTCCTTCCAACGGCACGATAGGGACGCTGCTCGCCACGCTGAGCGGCGCGGATCTCACTGACGGCCAAGTCCGCTTCCTGCGCATCACGGGCCCGCAGCACCCGAACGGCGCCGACTACACCATCACCCGTGTGAACGGCGACAAGGCCCTTCACTACTCGATCCAAGGAACCCCGGTCGGAAGACAAGCGGTTTAGCGAATGCCCGTCCAAACCGAGAGCCTCTACCAGAGCTTCGGCGGGACGACATTCCCGACAACCGCCGCCGACGTCACCGATACGCTCGTCTCGCTCGACCCCGGGCGCGACCTTCTGCTCGAGCTGTTCGCTTCGGCGATCAACTCCGAGCTGGGCGAGGTCTGGACGGCGGTGACGGGAACCATGGGCACGAGTCACCCGTTCGCGGGGACGACTCCGGTTCAGGGGAAGCTCCCCGAGGAGCCAACCCGGCAGAATCTCACCTCGCTCAAAAAAGGCTTCCCACTCCTCGCTCTTCACAGAGATCCTGAAGAAGAGACGAAGTACGAGCCGTACACGCTCGAAGTCGACAAGCTGACCCAGCAGTGGAAGCTCCACTACATCCTGGGGCCGCTTGATGTCATCGATCAGCGCAAGCTGAAGGACATCGGGCAAGCGGTCGCCAAGATCGTCAAGCTTGTCATCAAGAAGCGCGGCCATCCGAGTTACCAGAGCGGCGCGCTCCAGTTCTTCGGTGACACCGGCAGTTTCTCTAGGGTTGACCTGCTCTCGAGCAAGGGCCCGACGCAAGCTGGGTTCGGAGAAGGCTCCGACACCACGATCTACTGGTCGATGCTGATGAAGCTCGAGACCGAGGAGCTCTCCTCCTTCGTCGAAGGCTCGCTCGCTGAAGTCGAGGCCGCGGACATCTCGGTTGGCATCGGTGGTGGAGAAGGCATCTTGCCTGATGCCATCTCAGCGCAGACCGACGCGCAAAACTTCTGATGTTCGACATCGATGCGATCAGGCGCGGACACAAGCGCTTCCTGGCCGCCAACCAGGCGATGATCGCGACCCAGGCGGCTGAAGCCGGGAAGTTCGCAGTGGACTACGTTCACGCGCACCCGGCCTTCAAACCTCGCTCGGGGCACCTACAAGATTCTACTCAGTGGCGCACGGTCAGGCTCACGTCTGGCCGTGTGCTACGCATTCAAAACACCGCGAAGTATGCGGGTTTTGTTGAAGGCGGCACCAAGCCGCATGTGATCGAGGGTCGCCGCGGGAAGCCGCTGCGATTCCTTTGGAAGGGTCAGCTCACGTTTCTTCGTCGGGTTCATCACCCAGGAACGAAGGCGACGCACTTCCTGTATCGGGCGACCGATGCCGCTAGCCGGATCCTTGGACAAGGACTCGCGAGCGGCATGCACAGGCTAGCCCGCAAGTTCTGACAACCACTCCGACGCGCCTCCGCCGTCGGCTCACTGAGGTCACCAATGAAGCTCCGCTTCCTGGCGCGAGAAGACCAACTCGCGCGCGAGCCAGGGCACCGCCCGGCCATCGGACAAGCTGCACGGTACATCGGGCGTACGTTCGTCGCTTCCAAGAAAGAGCGGCGAGATGGCGTCGATGTCGTGGTCGAACCCGCGACTAATCCTGCGACGAAGGACGGTTCGGAATACGAATCTGATCACTTCGATTCGAAGGACCTCGATCACCTTCTGCGGCTCGCTCGAAAAGGCTCGATCTGGCCCGCTGACAAGGCGACCGCCGAGTTCTGCGGCGTCGATCTCGCGAGCGTTGAATTCAAAGACGGGGCGTGGGTTCGCAAGTCCTCAGCGCCTGAATTGAAGAAAGCGAGCGCCTGATGGCCACGCTTCAGATCCCGATAACTGGCATCGGTCCCGATTGGAGAGTCCCAGGTGGATGGGCCGAGATCCTCTTTGCTCAAGGACCCGCTTCGGCGTCGGTTGGTGAGCGCGAAGTCGTGTTCGTGATGCCGATGCTCAGCACCGGCACCTGGACCGCGGCAACGCTCTACAAAGTCGGCACCGCTTCGGACGCAGAGACCGGCGGCGGTTCGGGCTCTCCGATCCATCGCGGCATCCGCAAGTTCATGAGCGTCAACAAGGACGCGAAGGTCTACGCGCTTCCCGTTGCCGAGACCTCTGGTGGATCGCCCGTCGCTGGCACCACGGCGGTCACCTTCACGACGACGCCGACCGCGCGCGGTACCGCGACTGTGACCATCCTCGGCGAGGATTCCTCGTACACCTACAGCACCTCGGACACGGTCACGACCGTTGCCGATGGCGTCAAAGACGCGATCAATGCCAAGCCGTGGCTTCCGGTTACTGCCACGAATTCGTCTGGCGTCCTCACGCTGACGAACAAGCTCAAAGGCATCAGCCAGGGCGACGGCACGGTCCCTGTCATCAGCGTTCGTGCTGCGGTGACCACGGGAACTGGCATCAGCGTGGCCTCCGCAGGCGCGTTTATGGGCGCCACGGTCGCTGGCGCTGAAGGCTCAACCACGGAAGCCGCGAAGCTTGCGACGGCGCTGACCACCATCGACGCCGTTCGCAAATACTACATCGTCGTATCCGCCTACGACGCGACCTCTCTCGGAAATCTGAAGACCCACATTCAGAACAAGAGCGAGCCGCGCCGTGGCCTCCGTAGCGTCGGCATCGCTGCCTATCCGGGCACCGAGACCGCTGCGGCCACGATCGCCACGGGCCGCAACTACGAGCGCCTGCAGCTTCTCGGTTTCGAGAACCCTGACAACGACTGCGCAGAAATCGCTGGGGCAATCGCCGCAATTCGCCAGAAGGAAGAGGCGAAAGACGCGACTGTCGGTCTGTTCTCGCTCTCGCTCACGGACATCCTCAACAACCCCTACAACCCCGGGGATTGGTGGACGGATACCGAGCAGAACGACGCAATCAACGACGGCGTCGCGCCCATTATCGGAACCGACAAGGGGCCGGTCTGGGTGATGAACATCAACACCCGCTCGAAGAACTCAGCGGGCACACAAGACGACTTCCGGGCGACTGAATGCCACCGCGTGAGCGGCTGCGATCTCTTCGTGGATGAGCAGCTCGCGGACTGGGCGCTCAACATGGCCGGCAAGAAGCTCGAAGCGGATGAGGTATTGCCAAACGGCAAGCCGAACCCGAACCAGACGCTGCGCCCGGGCGTGATCCGTGCATCCACGTTCCGCCCGAACATCCTCGCGCACATCGACGACTTCTACTCGCGCAGCCATCTCCAGAATTTGGCCGCGACGAAGGAGAGCGTCCGTGTCGTGAAGACCGGCTCGCGCCTCGAGTGCGGACTCAACCTGAACATCATCGACCACGCCCTTCAGAGCACTTTCAAAGTCTCTGAAGTCTCAACCGGCTGATCGCGCGCGTCGTCGAAAACCCCCTGAAAAAGGCCTAAAAAGTGGCACTTCAAGACGGTGCAGCGCTCAAGCTGTTCATCAACGATTCGCCCGTGACTCTCGTCACGCAGCTCAGTCGCGTGACCGAGACTGGCATCGTACGCATCGAAACGCTCGAGGGGCTTGCGGGCTTCACGAACGGATCGGGCGCGGTGACGATCACGTTCAACTACCCGATCATGATCGGCGGCTCCGAGTACGACTATCACGGGATGGCGGCTCGGAAAGAGTACGTGAAGTTCCAGATGTTCGAAGGTGCTCAGAGCTATGCCGGACTCGGTAAGCTCGAGAAGGTCGAATCGAGCCAGAGCACGGGCGCCGCAAGCGAAGGCAACCTGTCCTGGACCGGCGAGCTCAAAGCGCCGGAATAGACCCACAATTCAAATCGCCACGTCTCGGGAGGGAAATCGGGACATGGTGAGCGACTGACACGAGGCCCCGCTGCCCGTGCGCGAGACCCCTCCTCTCGTGCTCGGCTGCGGGGCTTTTGCATTGGGAGAGGTACATGGCGGCACCGCCTGACGACATCTCGGCCGCCGAGCTCTACTTGAAGCTCAGCGAGTCGAAGCCGAGCGAAGTTTTCGACTTTCCGAACGCGAAGGAAATTCGCACGGCGCTACGTCGCGTTCGCATTCAGGTGCTCTCCATGAAGGAGCACGAGCAGGCGCGAGTGATGGCGCATCGGCGCCTGAAAGAGGCCTATAAGCTCAAAGAGGAGGACATGACCGGGATCACCATGCGCGAGGTCGCTGGTGATGCAGTCGCGCGCGAGCTCCTAGCCATCGCCTGTCGGTACGAAAAACCGATGCATGGCACCGAGGACAATGCGGACGGCCCCAGCTATCCGCGCATGTTCCGGGATGCCGAACACGTTGGTCAGCTCACCGCCAATGAGGTCCTCGTCCTCTTCAACGCCTATCTCCTCACCCAAGAGAAGTACGGTCCGTTCGAGCGCGGCATCAACTCGCAAGAGGATGTCGACAAGTGGATCAAGCGCATTGAGGAGGGCGGCTCGGAGTTCCCTTTACTGTCGCTCTCCTTGCCTCAATTGGTGCAGCTGACATCGTTGTTGGGGGGTCGAGTCTCTTCGCTGTACCGCATTCTGGCTACCCAGTGGGGGAGCTTGCCCGATTCTTTAAGGTCCGCCCTTCAGAGCTTCTCCGAGGGCATCTTGTCCTTTGGCAGTGCGCCCGAAGACACCATCGAGACTGGTTTGGAAAGCTCACCTGAAGACGTGATGTTCGCTTCCGAGCAGCCGCTCACGATCGAAGACGCGAAGGCTCTTGCGCAGAAGCTGAGAAACCCGTCCGGGGCGTAGACGCGTGCAACTTCAGTACAACATCGCGATCACCGGAGAGCAGGCAATCGCGCGCGCGCTTGCATCTACCGAGCGACGTTTCATTCGGCACAACCGCACCGTTGCGCGCACGCTGGGCGGGCCGGCGGCCGGGGTTCGCCCTGGAAAGGTCGGTGACGAAACCGCGAAGCTTGCGCGGGCTGCGCAATCACTCGACCGGCAGCGTTCGCAGGCGCTCTTCTCCCAGTTCAGGCAGAAAGAGCGGCTCGAGCAGCGGTCACATCAGCAGGCGCTGAAGAACGTCGAGCGCGAAGCGAAGGCTCGGCAGCGCGCTGGGGAGTCCCTCGACCGACAGCGATCCCGTTCCCTGATGGCGCAGTACCGTCAGCAGGAACGCGAGGCAAAGAAGAACCAGAACGACCGCCGGCGGTTCCTTGAGGGAGCCTTCGGCAAGGTAGGCAGCTCTGTTCGTGGCTCACTGTCCGCGGTCGGTGCGCTGGGCGGTGCAGCGCTCGGCCTAGGGGGCGGATTCGCGCTCTCCAGCGCCATCCAGCAGCAGATGGGTGAGTCTGCGGCAGCCTCGAAGCTCGCCAATCAGGCGGGCAAGCCGGAGCTCAAGGGGCAACTCCTCAAGGAGGCGCAGGGCGTCAAGGGGTTCACCGGCGAAGAGACCCTTGGTGCGATGTCGGGCTTCGTCGCCAAGACTGGCGATCTGCAGGCCGCGCGTGGGTTGATCAATGACCTAGGGAAGCTCGCGCTAGCCACTGGTACCGACTTCGGCGAGATGGGCGAAGCGGCGGGTCAGGCTTTCAACGTCATCAAGGACACGATCCCTGATTCGAAGGAGCAGCTGAAGGCCGTCAACGACGTGATGCGCTCCCTGGCTCAACAGGGAAACCTGGGCGCCGTCGAAATCAAGGACATGGTGACCGAGCTCGCGGGGCTCGGTGCAGCTACCAGGAAGTTCGAAGGCGGGCCGGTTCAGCTCATCAAGACCGCCGGCGCGATGGCGCAAGCGGCAGTGGCTCGCGGTGGCGCGGAAAGCGCAGATGAGGCGACCACGGCCGTCACCCGCTTCTCCGACGACATCATCAAGAACACGGGCGGGGCTTTCGACAAGGCGGGCATCAATCGGTTCACGGACAAGTCCAGGACGAAGCTCCGCGGTCCTGAGGACCTGATGCTCGATATCTTGGACAAGTCAGGCGGCGACCTCACCAAGATCAACGACATGTTCGGGATCTACGCCCAGCGTGCCGTGGGTGGATTCGCCCCGCTCTACACCGACGCGGAGAAGAAGCAGAAGGGCTCTGGTCGAGCTGCGGTCAAGGCGGAATTCGCCAAGTACGCCAACGCTACCGTCAGCTCGAAGGACATCGAGGCTCGGGCCAACTCCAGACTTGATGACGCGGACCTCCGATTCAAAGAGGTCATGAAGGACTTCAATGCTCGCATTGGCGGGGAACTCCTTCCGGTCGTAACTGAACTGATTCCGAAGTTCGCGAAGTTGCTCCCCTACGTGGACCGTGCGGCTGAGCTGCTCGGCAAGATGGTCGCGGCTTTCGCGGAGGATCCGTTCGCCGGCGTGGCGAAGATCGTTGCCGCAAAACTGGCGTTCGACGTGGCGGTCAGTGGCCTGGGGACTGCGGCAAGCAAGCTTACGGACAGCATCTCCGGTGCCGCATCGAAGATCGGCGGCGCGGGCAATGGCATAAACGGCGCCCTTGGTGCAGCCGGGCTCGGGGCTCAGCTCGGGATGAGCGTGGCTACCATGATCGTCACGGCCAGCGTCGTGAATTTCGAGAAGGGCGAGGCCGACATCAAGGACAGTGGCGCGGCTCTCAATCGCGCTCGCGCCCTCGAGGAAATCTCTAAAACCCAGGCCCTGACACCAGAGCAGCAGGCGCAGCTGAAGGCGGACCAGGAGCTCGTGGGAAAGCACGAAGCGGACGCCAAGAAGCAGAGCATGCTCGAGAGCATCCTTTCAACCGGTCTCGGGGCTGCCGCAGTTGGCGGCTCGCTCATCGCCGGCGGCGCAGCTCTCGCTCCAGCTGGGCTCAGTCTCGCGAAGCAGTCCGATAAGGCCGCCGACGCGCTCGTTCACCCGTCTCGGCAAACCGAAATCAATTCGCAATCCGGGATCAGCTCCGAGCTCGAAAAAATCGCGCTCTCGATCGACAAGAACACCGCCGCCCTCGCGCACGCCGCGCCCAACCGCACCGACGCACCCAGTGTCCCGCGACCAACCGGCAAGTAAAATCTCGTGCCCGACGAATTCGACAAGCTGCCGCCGTTCAAATGGCGGGATCAGCAGTACCCGATTTCCTCGCGGAACGTGACGTTCACCCATGAAGGTGTCGAACACAAGATCGAGTACCGCGACAACGAGTTCATCGAGCAGCTCGGTGCCGGCTCGCTAACGTTCACCTATTCGCTGGTGATGCGCCAAGGTGTCGCGAAGGGCACTTACAAGGACCTATTCACAACGGGATACCCACTGCTTTTCGCGGCGATCCGCAATCGCGAAAAGGGCGTACTCGACGATCCATTTCTCGGGGAATTCGTTTGCGTACCCAAGCTCTGGGACGACAACACCGACTTCCAAAAGCGTGATGGCGCCGATGTCCGCGTCGAGTTCCGGCAGTCACCGGAGATCGACGAGGTCGAGGACCTTCGGCCCATCACGATCCAGGGACTGGCGAGCGAGGCCGGTCTCCTCGATCAGGCAATCGAGGGCGTCGACTGGGAACAAGAGCCAAGCCCAGAACCGATGACCGATGTGCTCGACGCGATCACTGGTGTCGGGGCGCAAATCGAGGCGAACGCCGGCAAGATCGATGCGGCGCTAAACGACCTCGCCTTCAAGGCCGAAAAGCTAGACCAGCAGATCGACCGCCTAGAAAACCCTCGTGTCTGGCCGCTGAAGCGCTCCGCGCGTCGGGTTCGTTCCGCCGCCCTGGCGCTCCAGAAGCGCGCCAAGGACCCGACCAAGCAGGTCGTAACGGTCGTGAACAACTACGAACGCGCGGTAGTTGTGCTTGCTCAAGAGGTCGGGATGACGGTTCAGGAGCTGCTCCAGCAGAACCCGCAATTTGCCCTCTTCCCCTTCGTGGCCGCGGGAACGCTGGTCAACATCGTGAAGCGACGTGGCGCAGCCTGATACTGGTCTCACGGTTCGTTTTGAACTGCTGGGCCGCGAAGAGACATCGATCACCGAGTGGGAGATCGAGAGCAACTACCTCGTCTCGACCGACGCGTTCAATTTCAAGATCTACAACCCAGATCCGGAGAAGCTCCGGCGGCTTGAGCTCCAGCCGATAGAGCTCATCGTCCAGGGTTGCAGTCAGGGGTTCGGACGAGTCGACATCACCGAGATCGGGGGGCGCGGAGCTCGAGAGATCTCATGCATGGGCCGCGACTACATAGCGGATCTTGTCGAGTGCAATGTCGACCCGGGAGCGAAGTTTTCCGAGGGCACCACCCTCATGGACGCGCTCCTAGAGATCGTGAAGCCCTGCGGAATCACCTCGATCTTCGGACCCGAGGACGTGACGATGGCGGACGTCCGTACCGGGAAGCATACGAAGCGGGGCACCGGTAAGCGCCACAAGCTCAAGATCACCGACGACTACAAGCCAAAGCCTGGCGAGGGGATCTACGAGTACTGCAATCGAGTGGTAGCGCGCCACGGGGCGACGATTCAGCCGGGGCCAGGGCGAGAAACGCTGCTCATCGATCGTCCGAACTACCTTGGGCCACCGCTCTACAGCCTGACGCGTACCGACGACCCAACGAACAGCGGACGCAACAACGTCATCAGCGCGACAGCGCGACGTGACTATTCGAAGTTTCCGACCTTCGTCCTCTTCACTGGCACGCAAGGCAAGTCTGGCCAGCCAGGCTCGGGGCTCACCACAGCGTTTTCGGCGCTTCAGCTTCCATACAACTCGGAGATGGCGGGGATCTTGGGAGCGGCTCTTGCTCCTACGCGTCTGAGGGTCGGGGAGCTCCAGGAAAACCCAGGGATCCTGTACCGGCTGCTCTATCACCGAGACCCGGACGCCCGCAGTCAACTCCAGGTCACCAACAACGCTTTCCGCGCCTACTCCGAGCGCACCAAAGACTCGCTCGTCTACACGGCGACGGTCAAAGGGCATCGCGATCCATTCAGCGGCGCTCTTTGGGCATGCAACACCATGGTCAACGTCAACGATTCGGTCTGCGGCATCGACGAGCCGCTCTGGATCGCTAGCCGGAAGTTTGTCTACCGAAACGGCGCGACCACGGAGCTCGAGTGCTGGCGACCCGAAGCGTTCGATCTGGGAGATGTTGAAGAAGACAACGGCGTCAGTCCCAAGCTCTCGAAGCCCGCAGAGCAGCACACGACGCAGACCAATACCACTCAGCCGGGGCCGCGAAACCGCGCGAACTAGCGATGAGCGATCTTGAACTGGTAACGCTTGGGACTTCGCAGCTCACTGAGGAAAGTGTCCCGACGTGGCAGGCCTGTACCCCTGTCGGCAACGAGACTGACGACACGGATGGGCCGAGCAATTACGACATCCTGCAATGTCTGGGCGTCACTTCGATGCCCTATCCCGCAGATGCGAGCGGCTCGGCACAGGGCATCAAGGCGCGGAATGTAGACGGGAAAGACGGCGTCATCATCGGCGCGCGCGACACACGAAGCGCCGCCATCGTCGGCAACCTGAAGCCCGGCGATACGGTGCTGCACTCCACCGGGCCAAGCCAAGCGGCACAGGTCCAGTGCAAGGAAGAGAAGCGCCAGGTCGTCCTTGCGACCAAGGACTCGACCGGAAAGACAGCGGCAGCGGTGCTCGACGGCGTGAACGACAAGTTCTCGCTTGCCGCATTTGGTCACCTCGTCGAGATCAGTCGCGAGAACGGCATCTCCCTCGCTCATGAGTCCGGCAATGGGCTCACGATCGGTCCTGAGGGAACGCGAGTTGTCGGTCCGTTCCTGCACAACGGCATCCCGCAGGGAATGGCGCTCGTTGCCGCGCTCCCGAGTCCTCAAGGACCGGGCCCACTCGTCAATCCGCTGACACCCGTACTCGGCACCGGCTCTTGAGTCTTGAGCTGCAACTTCGCGCTCCCGCGGATCGCTCTGCCGATCCCGACGATCGTTATTCCCTCGCTGCCGCGGCTCCCGCTGTTCAGCATCGACCTGGACATCGAGCTCCCGCCGCTGCCCTCGCTGGCGCTCCCGATCCCCTACTTTGTCATCCCGCAACTACCTAGAATCCCGATCTTCTCGATTGACCTCGACATCGAGCTTCCGCCGCTACCGAGCATCTCGCTACCGATCCCAGCGATAGTGATTCCTTCACTTCCGCGGATACCCAGTTTTTCCGTGGAATGCCCCTTCGATTAGGGGCAGGACAGCGGACATGCGTAGTCGGGGGAGCCGCCAAGTGGCGCGACCTCTACGCGCATCCAAACGGGCCACGCTGGAAGCGAAACGTAGACATGGGGCTCGGTGAAAGAGCCCTCGTCGTAGACACTCGAAACGATCTGACACCCGCTCACGGGTGCTGCCTTGCAGCCACCAATCACGTACTCAACGCCGGAATCCTCCATCGAGGTGAACTTCGCGCAGGCGTGATCAGATACTCGCATATCGTACTCACGCTCGAGGCCAGCCCATCCGCAGGTTCCGCACACCTCGCCTTCGCCTGAGAAGAGTCGAACAGCAGAGTACTCGCTAGTCCCGGTCTCGGGATTGCAGTCGCAGTTGCTGCTCCCGCTCTTGGGCCCGCAGACGCCTCCGCAATCGTAAGCAAAATCGCTCTCTGGGTATTCGCACGGGTCGCCTTCAGGTGGCATGGGACCATTGCCGCCGGTGCCACCGTCACCGAGGCCACCGGCTGAAGCGCTTGAGCCGCCTCCCGACCCGCCTTCGGCCGCTCCGGAGTCGCCGCCGCTTGAGGAGATGCTTCCTTCGCCTCCCGAATCGATAGAGTCACCGTCTCCGGCGGTACCGCCTTCGGCGAATTGCTCAGCGCCCCCGGAGCCACTCTTCTTGCCGGCGTAGGATTCGGAGCCGCTCCCGCCGTCCGAGCTTGAAGCGCCGCCCGTTTCCGAATCGGTGGAGTCATCGCGAGAACTAGCACCGGAACAAGCCCAGGCGGCAGCCACCGCAAGCGCAACCGGCCAAAACGCGTACCTCATTGTGTGATCTTCCCGGTGACACAATCGATGTTCACCCCGACCTTCGCCGCCATGCAGCGCATCTTCGCGACGTCACCAGTCGACTCACAGATGCCGAGCTGTCCGGCTAGCTCATTGTGATCCCGCGCCCAGAGAATCCCGCCGATCACGAAGACGCCTCCGCCGGCAACAAACGCTCCGATGAGCGCGCTCGTCCATTGAAACTTCACGGCTGAATCTCCTCCCGAACACCCAAGTCTAGGGCTTCCGGGAACCCCTCGCAAATGCCGTCCAGATTTTCGCGGAAGAGCGCGGATCCCCGCTCATGAATGCCCCGTCATCCGCCTCGATCGGCCGCGCCCTGAGGGCTACCGAGCGTCGCTTTCACGCTGGCGCGCCTCTTCGCGCAGGGCCACCCCGCGCTCCCTGTAACGCTTATACAGAGCCTCAGGCGGCGCACCGAGCGGAGTCTCCAGCAAAAGCTCAATCGCGATTTCTAAGAGCAGCGCGGAGGCTCCTAGGTCTCTGGGCTCGACGTCCATCAAGCCCTCGAGAATGACCAACGCTTCGTTGGCTGCCGCCTCGTACGCGATCCCTCGCTGAGCGGCTGACAGCAACCGATCTCTCACGAGAGCGAGCAGCTCCGCGCCAAGCCGGAGAACAGCGAGAGCCTGCTCACTCATCACTCGAACTCTACCCCATGCCCGCATTCGGAACAGGTCCTTTCGGGCTCGGCGTTGATCTGACCGATTCCGCGCCCCCCACTGGGGCAGCCGGGTGCCGGTATATCAATCCCGCCACGAAGGACTTCGAGCAAGACCCCGACACGGGGCAGCTGAAGCAGATGCCAGCGAGGCGCCAACAGGTGCTCGTGGCACTTACGACGGCATTCGGCACCGCGTCCTCGCAAGGTGGATTCGGGTACCGAGCCCCGAAAAAGATGGGGGACCAGTACGCGAACGAGGTCCTGGTTCGCGTGCGCACAGCGCTGCGTCATCTGACTGATCAACAGAAGGTCATTCGGCTCGATGGCGTGAAGACCGAGAAGGGCATGGGCGGGCGCTCGCGAATCACCGTGTCGTTCACGGACATTTCCACCGGCAAGGCGGATGAGGTGACTATCAATGGCCGATGAGCCGCGCATCATCTATCTGCCGAGTGGCTCGGCGGAGATTCGCGATCAGCTGCTTCAGGACATGCTCCTGGCGGCGCGCGAGACAGGTTTGGACGATCCGCCAGTAGAGCGTGGCACTGACTGGTTCATGCTCGCCGAGTCGGTCTCGCAGACCGAGATCGCTGGGCTTGCGAACCAGGCGATCTCCGCAGACGACGCCAACGTTCTCACCGCGACCGGCGCTGCTCTCGATAGGATTCGCGACGGCTACGGCCTGCCCATCGTTGAGCCCACCGGCTCGACCGGCAAGGTCAAGGTCAAGGTTGCAGGGGCGGCCACGATCAATGCCGGAACGATCCTCAAGCTACCCAGCGGGCTCCGAGTTCAGACCACCGGAACTACCGTAAATCCCGCGGACGGCGACGAGATCGATGTCGAGGCAATCGACAAGGGTGCTGCGACCAACGCCAAGGGCGGCACGCTCATCCAGTTCGTTTCGCCGCCGACCAACGTCTCGAAAGAGGCGAAGGTCTCGACTGGCGAGCCGCTCACCGAGGGCACCGATGCGGAGACCGACGATCGGAAGCGCGCTCGGATCCTCAATGCGCTCCGAAACAAGCCGGGCGGCGGAAACTGGGGACAGATCCGCCAGCTCGTGCTCGACGAGCGCGGCGGCGTCCAAGACACGTACATCTATCCAGCCCTGGGCGGTCCCGGTTCTCAGCTCATCGTCCCCGTTCGCGATTTCGACATCGAGAACAACGACTACTCGCGAAGTCTCTCGAGCGCGGGCCTTAGCAGCGTTCGGACGTTGCTCCAAGAGAACTTCGCTACCGGAGTCGAGACGGTTGTCCGAGCATCTGCGGACCAAGAAGCCAACTTCGCGCTTCAGATCGAGATCCCCGAGTCTGCGCTTGCCGGCGGCAACGGTCAGGGCTGGACCGACCAAGTCCCTTGGCCTCAGCTCGAGGTAGCCGACGGCGGATTCGTCGAGATCACGCATGTTGGAGATGATCTCGACAATCTTACGCTCTCCGCAGAAACCGCAACACCTCCCGTCGCTGGACAAACACAGATCGCCTGGTGGAGCGCGACGGATCGAAAGTTCTATTCGGCGCTTGTGATCAATGTCGTCGCATCGACGCCTGGCGCATACGAGGTAGACCTCGATCGTCCACTAGTGGGCAGCGCAGGTGGCGAGCCTCAGGTGGGCGACTTCATCTCCCCCAACGCCCAAAACCTCGAAGCTTACGGCGCGAATTGGGTGAAGCTCTTCAGTTCGCTTGGCCCCGGCGAGATGACGACCGACGCCAATCGCCTACCGCGCGCGCTTCGTCATCCAAGCGTGAACGACGAAGACCCGAGCTCGATCACGGCGGCAGCGCTCGGCAGATTCGCGGGCAAGCATCCCGAGATCACCGACTACGCGTTCTCGTACTCGCCGACCACGACGCCCGATGTGCCGGCGACGGTCGATGATTCGCCGAACATCCTGACGCCCGGAAAACTGGCCTTCTACCCGCTCTGAGGCTCCACGCATGGCTTTGACGATTGGCTCCTGTTCGGTGGCCGAGGACGGATCCGTTTCTGGGTCTGGTCTCGCCAAGGCGATTGCCGAAGCGCACACCGGACCTCTGTTTGCAGCCGGTACCGACAAGCTGCCGGCCGGTCCGCGCGCTTACTACGCGGCGCTTTCTGAGGCGCTTGCGACGGCGATCATTGAACACATCCAGGCGCACGCCGAGGTTGAGGTGACAGTGACCACCAGCGACGCCGGATTGCAAACAACGCCCGATCCAAACGATCCGGGAGTTCCGACCGACGCGCCTGCTTCGGACAAGACTCTTGCGGGGACGATTTCCTGATGGCGATCGTGCCCGCCGGCTCCCCAGCTTGGACCCGTGCTGCCGTCCACACGGACTACGGCGGCCACGTAAACAAGCGTAATTTCATGGGCATCGGCGTTGTGAACGCCATGACCGATTTGGGTGCTGAGGAGCTCTGCCGAACCGCTGCCGACATGGTGGCGCTGGCGCGAACCGCCGCCTACGGGATACTCACCTTCACCTGCAACGACACGAGCCCGGCGGCGCCAACGATTCAATGCGCGTACCTCATGAGTGCCGCGCCACGGCTGACCTCGTACGCGGGCGATAGCGCACCCAGTGGATTCCCAAGTGCAGCGCGCGACGGCACTGGTGCCGTTACGTTCACCTTCGCCTCGTCGTTCACCGACGACTACGGGGTCTCCGGATCCTGGACTCCGCTGTTTGCGGGCACGACGGTCCAAAGCGTCAGCACGTCACCCGCCTACTTTGCCAATTGGGTCATCAGCGGCCATACGGTGCAGGTCGTGGTCGTCGACAACTCCGGCGTTGCGGTGGGCAACAAGACCGTGACGCTCGTGGTGTGGTGAATGCCGCTCGGCGCCTTTTCCCCGCAACCACAGCGCCTAGGCGGATCGCCCGAGGAAGGGATCACCGCTGCCCAGCATGCACGTCGCTGCGCGGATTTGGTCGCCATTCAGCGCACCCAACCGCTCTTTGCGTTTCGCTTCAGCCAAGTCGCGTTCCCGCCTCCGTACGCCGTGACCATGGTCTCGTATCTCGGGCAACAGGGCGTCGGTCTGGACTTTGCTCCACCCACCGTGACGGTCGTGGGCGAGGGGCACATCCAATTCCAGTTCGATACCCCAGCGTTTGAGGATGAGTACGAGGTTCAGCAAGCGTGGAAGGTGCGCCATGCGCTGGTGATGCCGGCGATTGGGTCTGCGTCGAACAGGCTCCACGGCCACTGGTATCCACTCGCGCGCGGCATCGAAGTCATCACGCTCAATGAAGGCGGCGCCGTCAGGGCTGCCGTCAACGGCTGCACCGTCATCGCCTGGTAAATGTCACTCGTCACCGTCAAACCCACCGGTAAGCCCGCGTGGGCGCGCACTGCGTCCATCGGGGACTACGGCGGCGATCTGAACAAGCAGGATAGCGAGACCGAGGGCATGACGCCCTACGCGTGGCACGTCTACCGCGGGCTCTCGGCTTGTCGTGGCTCGGCGTACTCGGGGCGAGTCGGCGGGACGCTCGTTCACTGCGAACACCTGGCACTGGCCCGGATGCTCGCCTGGAAGAACTTCCGGGTCCCCGAGCAATTCAGGGCGAACACGCTGCCGGGCTCTTCGGATGACGCCCTTCCCTATTGGGTCAAAGTCCTAGCGATCCCCTCGAAGCCCAGCGACCAGAAATGGCAGCTCAGGCAGCGGGCGGCAGCTCACTACCGCGCGACCACCGATGTGAGCCTTGAGGCGATCCAGGATTCGATCGCGGCGCTGCTCGGGGATATGTACCTCGATGCGACTTACGCGGAGGGGGCATCGCTCTCGGCTCCCCCGTCTCTCACCTACTGGCCAGGGATCAACGACGGCCCCGCTTCGTATTCACTCGGTGGCGGCGCGTGGCTCAGTGAGCGATCCCACCTCTGGGTATCGCTTCAGCACCCGGCGGGGATGACAGATGGCGAGTTTTTCCAGCTCGCCAACGTGCAGCTCTTCCAACTCCTAGACCGCCTGCTCCCTGCTTACACGACGTTCGCGTGGAGCATCGGGACAGGCTTCCTGCTCGACATCTCGAGCCTAGATTTCGACGGATTGGGCGAATAGCAAATGGTCGCAACGTATCCCTACCACCGCGCAAATGAAGTCGGGTACCAGGTTGGCGATCCGCTTCCCTCGGCGGACGCGAACATCATCGACGCGAATGCTGCTGCGGGCGCAGACGGCTCTCTCTGGACCGACATCGCCATCGCCAAAAACTGGCCCTTCACGGCGACCATGTCCGGCTACGGCTACGGCGTCGTCTACAACAGTGTCCTCAAGTACTGGTTCACGTTTGGCGACACACCAGTCGGCAAGTATTCCAACCCGAACCTTCAGACCTTCAACTCGCTCACGATCGGGGCAGGCGACGGTCTGACGAGCATTGTTTCCGCGGTGAGCACGAGCGGGGTCACCGTCATCGGTGGCACGCCCGGGGGCTCGAGCAACAAGAAGTATCGCGAGAGCTCGAACGGAACGACTTGGAACATCCGGACGAGTCCTGCGACGAGCACGAGCGGCGTCAAGGCGCTCAAGTACTTCGCGAATGCTTCCCTGTTCATCTCTGGCCTGAACAATGCGGCGACCACGAACATCGAAACGAGCCCCGACGGCCAAACCTGGACCCAGCAGACGGCCCCCAACAGCGCGGCTCGCGGTGCGGTCATCGTAGGCCCGACCGTCGCCGTGGTGCTGAGCTCCTCGTCGAGCAACAAGTGCCTCTCGACCGCGAACGGCACGAGCTACACCGAGCGCACGCTGCCCTCCACCGAGATCTGGATCGGCGGCCACTATGACACCGTCTACAGCCGCTTCGTCATCTACGGCGCCACCAATCTAGCCTACTCGACTGACGGTGCTACCTGGACAAGCGGCGGCGCGCACGGGCTTGCTTCAGATCCGCCGGCGTTCGTCGCGGGCAATGGCCGCGTTCTTCTGACGGGCTCCGCCACTGGCGTGATCCGAGTGGCGCACTTCATCGACACCACGTTCACCTCGCAACACGTGAGGACGCTGGCGGGTGGCTCGGTATCCGCGGCTTACGGCGACGGTCGGTTTCTGGTCGCCGACGACACCGGCGTTCACAACTGGACCATCGCGGGCGGCGGGATCTAGCGAGTGACCACCCTCGCCACGACCCCCGAGTTCGCTGCCCCCAAGCGACAGACTCAGGTCATCTTCACGCTCACACAATCCGGCGCGAACTTCGTCCGTGTTTGGGTGACGAAGGCGCCTCCCGGATCGGATCTCCGAAAGCAACTCGACGAGTCGACGAGCGGACGAATCGAGGTCTACGCGAAGGACGGCGGCACCAGCCAGCCCTACGTGAAGTCGTTCGAGGTCGGGGGCAAGTACACGTTCGTCGCGCAAGAATACGTCAAGGGCGCCGCTGACTACGGCGGGGGCTACCAGGACTCACCCGACGGGCATCAATCGGAGACCAAGGTCGGCAGCGAGACCACGTTGCCGATGTACATCGGCCAGCGGATGAATGCGGAGATCCGCGCCGGAAACGACTCGGTCAATCTCGTGTGTTGGGTCTGGAACGACACGATCCGGAACACGACGCGCGCGGTTCATGGTGAGGATAGCCCGCGCCTGGTCAAAGAGAAGGCAACGGATCGCGAGCGCGCAGCACTGGAATCGAGTGACGTTCAGGATGCGCTCGACGAGCTCATCGACTCATCCGTCGACGACGCGATCGGGGACCTCGTCGCGACGCTTTCCGACATCGTCACCAACTTCACGTTGCATCTGACCCAGGCGACGGTCCACTTTGCGGGTGACAACGAGAACACGCCCCCCGCAGGGCTGATCTCTTCGCTCGGCGCCTACACGACCAAAGACGCGGTCAACGAGCTCCTGAAGCGCTTCTACTACCACTACACGAACGACCAAACGCTGATCGACAACCCGGGCAGGGATACGGCGCAGTACCACTACGATTCGGTCTACCTCGACGACAACGCGAACCTGCCGCTGTTCCAGAGCGTCAACGACAAGAACGCCTATTGGGCGATCGCGGATCTCTGGCGGTCGTACGAAGCGCATCGACTCTCGGTGTCCCCGGGAGGGTCGCATCTGGTCGCGGACACCTTCAATCCGCTTGCCGATCTCCCGCCACTGCTCGAGGTGGCCAATCAGGTTTTTGCGATCTGGTCGTCAGTGGATCCCGTCGTCCCGCCCACCCAATCATCCGGCGCCATGACACTCATTGCGAGCGCCGGTTTCACCGAAAAGCCTCTATAAATGTCGGGTATTTTAGCCAACAGCGCATCGCGCGAAATGGTCTCCGGCGACACCTCCGCCGACAACGCCCTGTCTGGATGGGTGACCGGTGAGCAAGTCTCACTCTCCGTCACCCCCACCGGCACCACCTATCAGTGGTCCTGCGCCATCCCCTCGGCATCGGCTCCAGCTCGCAGTGCCCTCGACGACACGACATCAGCCACCCCGAAGTTCTTCCCGGACGTCGCAGGTTACTACACCGTCTCGTGCATCGTCGACTCGACCACTACGTACGTTCTGAGGATGTCCGTCGTCCAATCCGCCATCGCGGACCCGGTCCAGGGCCAACGCTTCTCCCCGGTCACCAACGCACAGATCCAAACTCCTCCGCTGGGAGAAACGCTCTTCTACTCAAGCGATGAAGGGGAGATGGTCACCAAGGACACCAGCGGCAACATCCTGCCGTTCGGAACTTCTGGGACGGCGCTGAGGAATCAATTCTATGTCAACCCTGGGAGCACGGTAACCGCGGAGACCGGCTCGATGGTGTCCCCGTTCAAGACCATCGCCGCAGCATTCGCCGCAGCTCCGGCGACGGGTTGTCTCGTGATCGTGCCGCCTTTCGTTACAATCACAGAGGACATCGCGATCCCGGACGGCGGATCTTGGGAGATCGCGTGCGACTCGCTTTTTGGCGGAACGATCACGGGAAACATCGTCGCTACTAGCGCGACCCAGACGTTCACGAAGCTTACCAACCTTCAGACGACCGGTAACGTCACCGGACAGGCATCGAGCGCCAGCGGATCCTTTTTCTACGGGACAAACTGGAAGCACACCGGGAACGTATCGCTCACTAGCTCCGGGTCAGGATTTTGGTGGACCATTTTGCAAGGCTCCGGAGGGACTTACTTCTTCGGTTTCTCGGGAATTATTACCGGGACTGTCGCGGTAGCTGGGTCGATCTTTGCTCACACCATGTATTTCGCGAGCGCACTTTCCGCGGGGTCGATGCTGCTCAGTCGATGCCAGCTCCCGACCTCGCTAACCCTGGATACCGGAACCCGCGGGCTCACCATGCGGAATTGCGTGGCTGCAGGCTTGACTACGATCACTGGTTCGGGAGGCGCGGCCACGGTCG